GGGGGTGGTCAGGTGATAAAATTGAAACAAGGTTTTATTTAAAGCAGAAGGATATATCAAGCGAAATTAAAACGAATGTTGCAAGTAATCCAATTATTTATGTCGGTAAGAGGGGGTGACATAAAATTAAAACTGTAAGGGTAAACCAGTCCCAACGATTAGCGATCTTGGGGTATTTGGACAAAGGGATAACAAAGTCAAAAGAAATCGCAAACGCTCTAAGTTTAAGAATAATGCAGGTAGCCGCAGTTAAGGCTTGGCGAACAATGGGAAAGTATTAACAAAGGAGGAAAATGAAAGAGGTAATAAAATGCGAAGTTGAGATAGAAGTTTCAAGCAGACCTAATTGTAAGTTTATTCCTCCTGGAATAATAGCTTGTTTTCCTACCCGCTGGAAGTGGAGAAAATTAACAAGAAGAAATAGTAATGGTTACAAATAGTTACCTACTAATGAGAATAGCGGAAATCAACTGTAAGTATGGTTTAAGAAAGAAAGCTAGCCAAGGAATAGTTGATAATAACTCCAATGCTATGGCAGAAGTATACATAAGATCTGTTGAGTTACTAGAAGAAATTGATAATGAACTTCGATAAGTTAGCCTCTAAATACAATCAACGCAAGTGGATAAATAATTCCATATTCAAAAAGGAGATTAAAAAGATATTCAAGCCTAAAGGTAAGATCCTAGAAGTAGGTGTGGGTACTGGCCAGTTTGCTAAATGCCTGGTAGATGACTTCTCTGATTATCACGGATGTGATACGTCAACAGAAATGTTGAATATAGCCCTGGATATTTTACCTTGGGAGAACTTGAGTGGCGATAGAGCTGAATCCCTAATGTACGGTTCTAATTATTTCGATGCTGTTGTCTGTAGGAACCTTCTAAAGCACGTTGACAACCCCCAGGAGGCCGTAAACGAGATGATACGGGTGTCTAAGGACAAGGTGCTTATTGTTGAGAGTGTAGCTGCTAATTGGAGACACAGAGAGATGTTAGATGAGATAATTATGTTGACTGAACCAGAACAAAAGGATTTTCTTTTCTCCAGAGAAATCATTGATTTACTATTTGGGTTGAAGAAAAGAAAGATTGCTGAGTTCATCTGCACAGAGAAATCCAACCATGCTTATTTCGATACTTTAGGTGTAAGTAGGCGAGATAGACAAAAGGTGTGGGTTTTATTCAAAGAAGCAGGATTTACGCCATTAAAGGATGAAGAAGGCTACTGGATAGATATGCATTGGGTAGCAGTAGTGGGTTCCAAATGAAGAAATTACTTACAGAAAAACAAACATTGGACACATTAATAAAAGGTAGTGACGCTCTTGAAGCGGTTAATTGGCCTTTTTGGTTAGCTTTTGGTGTTCTACTTGGTTTAATACGTGATGGAAAGCTAATGCCTAACCCAGACGTAGATGTGCTTTGTTGGGGAAAGGATATACCGAAAGAACGGTTTTATGTTGTTGGGGATAAACTTAAAGAGTCGCCAGAAAACAGAGTAGTTAAATGTTTAAGCCTTGTTCAAAACGTACACCATATAGATGGAAGGTATGATATATTTCCTTTATATAAGAAGGGGGATATATGTTTTTCTAACTTAGAGAACAATGATTGTCTTATTTGGCCCGCTTATCATTTTGATGGTTATGAAGAAATTACCATTGGTGATAGAAAGTGGCGTGTTCCAATAGATCCAGAGGGTTGGTTAGAGACTTATTACGGTAATTGGAAGATAGTGAATAAAGATTGGGAATGGCATAAGGATGCGAAGAATATAGTGAACATAAAGGATATAAATTGACAAAAACAAGAAAAACATATAGACTTTAATTACCAAGACAATAGGGCTTGGCGAATTGTGTGATATAGAAGACACTGAAAAGTGTCTTTTCTGTTAGGAGGTGAAGTGTATGGCTTTTACTACAACTAAACCAAAACCAGTAGTTCATAAAGACGTTATTAAAGAACTAGATGTAGTCACTCATCCTTCAGGTGGGGACGTTGCAGCTCCTTGGGATGAAGTTTTAGCAGTTCAAAATAAACTTAACGAGGTTATTAGGAAAGTAAATGGTTAGTAATGAAGAAAGTGTTTCCAGATCGGGAGCAACTTCTCCCGCATCAACAAGAGATAATAGACGATGGACACAGGTTCAAAGTTATTGTATGGCACAGACGTGCAAGGAAGACGACTACCGCAATCACAGAGCTCACTCGACAGGCGTTAAGACTTGTGGGAGCATACTGGTGCGTCTTCCCAACGTATTCTGAAGCCAAGGATGCGGTCTGGAGAGATCCTAATATGTTATTCAGGATTATTCCACCTGAAGCAGTTAAGAAACGGAATGAACAGGAACTTGTGGTGTACCTTGAAAACGGCAGTTATATTCAATTGAAGGGGAGTGATGATCCAGATACCCTTCGTGGTGCGGATGTAAAGGGATTGATATTAGATGAGTTTGCCACCATGAAAGTAGAAGCCTGGCAGGTTATTGAACCAATTTTGCGGGCTAATAACGGATGGGCTTGGTTTATAGGGACACCGAAGGGTAAGAACCATTTACATGACTTTTATATTAGAGGACAGGAAGATGACGAACAATGGAAGTCCTGGCACTTGAAGGCTTCTCAAAGCGGGATCATTGACCAATATGAGTTGAATGAATCCAAGAAGAGTATGTCCGAGAGTTTCTTCAACCAGGAATGGGAGTGTGAGTGGTTAGAGGGAGAAGGAAGCGTATTTAGAAATGTTAGAGGAGTTTGTAACGCTATCCCTAAACGTCCAGAAGAAGGTCATAGTTATGTAATCGGATGTGACTTGGCTAAATTACAAAATTACACAGTTATGGCGGTTTATGATAAATCAAATAACAGCCAAGTGTACCAAGACAGATTTAGGGCAATTGAGTGGACTTACCAGAAGAAGAAGATAGCAGCACTTTCTAAACATTACAATAATGCGTTAGTGTTAATAGATGCTACTGGACTTGGAGATCCTATTGCAGATGACTTATTGAGAGCTGGAGTCCCAATAGAACCTTACAAATTTACGGAGACTACTAAAAAAGAGTTGATCGAAAAACACTCTATTTGGATAGAACAGGGGAAGATGCATATGCTACCGTTAGATGAAACAATACTGGAGCATGAGAACTTTACATATACAATAGGAGAGACAGGTAAGGTTAAGTACGGAGCACCAACAGGTCAGCATGATGATATAGTGATTGCTCACGCACTAGCCGTACATTTATTGCAACCAATTTACAGAGAGCGTATAATTAAACCACCATCTATGATAAGGAGGTATTATGAAAAAGCGAAAGCGAACTACGAAGGCCAAAGAGCCGAAGAGTACGAGCTTGACGAGTGGAGCAGAATTTAGCACAGAGAAGCTGGAAAGTGCTTTCTTTGATGTTTTTGACCTTATGCAACGGTGTTTGCTCCAAGATACATTTCTCACGTTAGGAGAGACAGGACTTGCTTTAGATGAGAAGCGACCAATTACAGGAGATGGGATAGATATTGGAATAGAGAAAAGATACTTAACTAAGGAAGTTAGATCTACTTTGAGAACTTTCCATCCAGAAAGTGAAATAACTGATGGAGGAATGGCTTACATCCACTTTAGTGTTCCAGTCAGAATAAAGTTTATTAATAGGAATTATAAATTCTTTAAACATCCTGAATCGGCTTTTTACCTAGCTGATGAATTTAGGATTCCTAATCCATTTAGAAACTATTACAAAGCGAGGTTTATTATCCAATGATAGAATTTGTTACATTAGGAATACTTGCAGCGATTGTTGTAGCTGTGTTAGTTTATCACGCATATTATGTTAGAGAGGTAAACAAAGAGAAATCGAAGCTAATTAATGCTTTAATTTCCAAAAGTGCCGCAGAACTCCGAGATTTAGAACTTACCGAGAAAGTTAAACCAATTGAACCACCAATAGTTAAAGAACAAGATTTAATCCCAGAAGCAGAGGCTACAGATGAAGAATTTGCTAAGGTGATGGAAAAGGAGGTTGGTTAATGGCTACAGATCTGCCAGGACACTATTCAACAAATAGTTTTGATGCGGATATGATGGGTCAAGCGGTAGATAATATGATGCGAAGGTCTGCCGATATGAGAAGAGTTTTTGAAAGACGATGGTATGATAACAACTTTTTTGATGACGGATTCCACTTTAGATATTTAAGTAGGACACAGAATAAGATTGTAGACTTGGCTGATAGATCAACTATATTCGCACCTTTAAGAGCTATACCTAAAGCTTCAAGACAAATACGTGGTATTGCTAATTTGTTAATGAGCCAAGATTATATTCCTGTTATTTACCCAGAAAAGGTTAATTTTAACGCATTTCCTCCACTTGAGCAGCAAGATCCCGAATCTGGTGAATTTGTTACTCAACCTAATCCACAATACAAGGCTGCATTGGATGAAGCGAAGAAAATTGCACGTGGGACTGGTCATTGGGTACAAGAAGAGTACAAAAAGCAGGAATTAACCGAGAAATTGGCTTTAATGGTGCTTTTAGCGGCTAAACACGGTATTTCTTACCTTCAAGTGTGGCCTGATGCGGTTGAAGAAGAGATAAAAACCGAAGTTTTTGATGCTTTTGACGTTTATGTGCTTGGAACAGTCAATGAACTGGACGATTCGCCTTATTTGATTAAAACTAAGCCTCGGTTAATAGCTGCAATCAAGGCTGATGAGCGATTTAAGCCTGAAAAGACGGCTAAAATCTCTCCAGACAACAAACAAGCCTCTTCAGAGATAAAAGACGCATATATGAGAGCTAGGCACGGTGGTGTAGCTCATCCAGACTCTGTAGCTCGTTTAATTGAAAAAGAAGCCTTTGTTAAGGAATATATTGATGATGATTCCTTTGGAAGAATAAAAATGCAGAAAAACGGTGGGGATATTCTTAGAAATCGTGAAAAAGGTGATCCTGTGATAAGACACACCTTCGTAGCAGGGAATGTTACCCTTTTAGATGAATATTTGACGATTCCAGGGTACCCATTGGTCGATTTTAGGTTCGAACCAGGTCCACTTTACCAAGTACCTTTGATTGAGAGATTTATCCCTGCAAACAAGTCTTTAGACCTTATTTCGTCAAGAATTGAGCGATACACCCACACAATGGTCACTGGAAGCTGGTCTAAGCGTCAGGGAGAGCAATTTGACATAGATAACACCGCAGGAGGTCAAATAATTGAATATCAGGCTACACCACCAGTTCAGAACCAGGTTGTACCACTCCCAAACTTTCTTTTTAACTTTATGGACGTTTTGACAGGGTTTATTGAAGAACAGGGCGTAACAACAACAACTTTAGGTAAAGTACCTCAAGGAGTGAAAGCTGCGGCAGCAATTGAGTCTCTAAAAGAGAGTGAGTTTGCTAATTTGGTTATTTCTAACCGTCAGCTAAAAGGGACTGTTAGGAGAATATCCCAGAAGTTCCTTGATTTAGCGGATGATTTCTTTATGACTCCTCAGACTGTTCAGTTCCTAGATCAAGGAGAACCACAGTATTTTGACGTTATTGGATCTTCAGCTATTGAGAAAAGGGATTCTGTTGGTGTAGAAACACCAGGAGATGTGGTTCCAATTAAGAAGGATTATCGAGTAGATATAGAGGTACAGTCTGGTCTTGGTTACACTAAAGAATCCAGGAAGGCTGCTGCTAAAGAGCTTGGTGACTACATGATCCAACTTGTTCAGATGGGTGTACTAAGTGAAGATGGGTTGAAACCATATATAGATATGATACTTAAAGCGTTTGAATTTGGGCCTACCCAAGAAATTATGGAATCCTTTGAACAGTTCAAGGGTGAGGGTAGTATGAGCAAGCGACAACTTGATGCGATGAAATTATCTATTATAGAGGTATTTGAACAACTACAGAAGGAAGGAATACTACCGACAAGCCAACAAAGAATATCGGAAACTAAAGTAGGGGTAGCTGAGACTGTAGAGGCTTTAGGTGGTGGTGGTGGAGCAGGTGGTCAAGGTCAGCAACAGGAAGAGAAACCACCTTCCAGATCAATTCCTTTTAAAGATTTGCCGCCTGAAGGTAAAGTACAATTAGCAGCTCAGGCAGGTATAGATATATCAGCAGAGGAGGCTAGACGTGCCGCTAAAGAAGGGCAAAAGCAGGAAAGTAATAAGTAGGAACGTATCTGAGCTTGTTCATTCAGGTAAACCACAGAACCAAGCTGTAGCAATTGCTCTTGACGTAGCTAGAAAAGCTGGAGCAAGGATACCTAGAAAAAGAAAGCGGAGGAAGAAATAATATGGCTAAAAGTGTTACTTTACTAGAATATACATTTATTTTTAAAGCAGGTGAGAATACCTGGACTAGAGGTATTGAATTTGAAACCGATTTATCTAAGTTCTTTGCTACTGTTGGTTTAGAGGCTGAAGTGGTTGAAACATTTGGTGGTAGTGGGCGTAGGGTAATTTTCATATCTTCAATGAATAAATTAGATAAAATGGCGAAAGCAAAAACTGTAGAAAAAGGGCCACAAAAGAAATTAAAGGAAATGGCTAAGAAGGGGTTGAAACCTTAATATGGCTGGTCAAGATGCCAAACAAGATAGAAATAGATTTCCAGCATTGGTTGCTCACACAGGAACTGCGGGAACTGCTGAAACAGTAAAAGTAGTAGCTGATTCAGCAGGTGCCGTAACTGTTTCTGGAGCTAGTGCTGGTACTGTTGTTGAAATAGAAAAAGGTACGATTGGTACTGTAGGTGAGGTAGGACAAATACACAACGCAGGTACGGTAGCGGGTTTACCTGATCCAGTAGGTTCTGTAATAGTAACTGCGGGAACAGTTGTAACGACAGTAGGAGATTCCGAAGGCGGTACTCTTGATACAATTGGGACTTTAGGTTCTGTTGCTAATATTGGTAAGGTCCACAATGCTGGTACTGTAGCAGCGTTACCTGACCCTGTAGGCTCAGTTGTTGTAACGGTTGGTACTGTTACCACTACCATAGGTGATCTAACAGGAGGTACAGTTGACTTAATCACCGATCTAAATAGTGGATCTGTGGTAGTTACTAGCGGTACTCTTGGATCAGTAGGAAATATTGCCAAAGTACATAATGCGGGAACAGTAGCAGCTCTCCCCGATCCCGTAGGAAGTGTAGTTGTGACTGTGGGTACAGTTACAACCACCATAGGCGACTTAGAGGGTGGCACAATCGATTTAATTACAGACTTAAACAGTGGTTCGGTGGTAGTAACAAGTGGCACCATTGGTTCAGTGGGTAATATCGCTAAAGTGCATAATGCAGGTTCTGTTGCAGAACTCCCAGATTTGCCAGGAGGTACTGTAGATGCTGTTACTAATGTTGCTAACGTAGCTAAAGGAACACTATTAACTTTGGGGACGTTAGGTTCTGTTGCAGCCGTTGGAAAAGTACATGACGCTGGTACTATCGCTGAACTTCCAGACCCGTTAGGTTCTGTGGTTGTAACTGTAGGAACTGTTACAACAACGATTGGAGACTTAGAAGGCGGGACTATAGATCTAATAACTGATCTTAATAGTGGTTCTGTAGTAGTAACAAGTGGTACGTTAGGCTCCGTTGGTAACGTGGCTAAGATACACAATGCAGGAACTATCGCGGAGTTGCCCGATCCACTAGGATCAGTGGTAGTTACTGTAGGTACGGTTACTACCACTATGGGTGATCTAAGCGGTGGTACCATAGATTTAATTACTAGCATAGCTAACCTTGCTAAAGGAACAGTAACAGCGTTAGCTAAAGGAACTATATCCGCAGGAACTATAGGTACTGTAGTTGGTTTAGGCACTGCAACTAATTTAGGGAGTGTCACCAATGTAGGGACGATTAAGGGAATAGATAGTATCGTTTTACCAGACCCATTAGGGAGTGTTGTAGTTACGGTAGGAACAGTAACAACAACTATGGGCGACCTTAGTGGAGGCACTATAGATCTGATAACTGATTTAAACAGTGGTTCTGTTGAAGTAACTACTATTAGTGATGATCTTCCAGGGGGGACTATAGATGCAGTTACTAACGTAGCCAATGTAGCTAAAGGGACGTTACTTACGTTAGGAACATTAGGTTCAGTAGCTGCGGTTGGACAAGTACACAACGCTGGTACGATTGCAGAGCTTCCAGATCCTCTTGGTTCGGTAGTAGTAACAGTGGGAACAGTGACAACGACAATGGGAGATTTGTCAGGCGGTACTATAGATCTTCTAACTAGTGGTTCCCTTTCTAATATAGCGATGCTCCATGCTGGAACTATAGATGACGCTGCAATCTCAGCGTTACCCGACCCTCTCGGTTCTGTAGTTGTTACGGTGGGTACAGTAACCACTACAATGGGGGATACTGAAGGCGGAACGCTTGATTTATTAACAGGTGTGGGAACTTTAGGTTCCATTTCAAATATTGCTGTTGTCCATAACGCTGGAACCGTTGCTGCATTACCTGATTTACCAGGAGGTACAGTTGATCTTGTTTCGGGTCTTCCCGATCCCGTTGGTTCTGTAGTTGTAACAGTTGGGACTGTGACTACGATAGCTGATGATCTACCAGGTGGCACAGTTGATTTGGTTACTGGACTAGGGACATTAGGCTCAATATCTGATGTAGCAGTAGTTCACAATGCGGGTACTATCGCAGAAGGACCGTTCTATTCTTATAAGTATCAGGCAGCAGCTTCTGCTGATGTAGTTGTTAAAGCTGGAGCAGGGAATCTTCATGCGATTGTCGTTGGAAAAGCGGTTGCGTCATCAGTAATTGAAGTTTCAGATGATGCCTCAGATGGAGATGGTGATGTTGTTATTTATCTAGAAGGCGATACTCTAGGTCCCGCCCTTTACCCTGTTAATATGGCCTTTGGAACAGGTATTACCTCTGATATAACAAACCAATCGAATGTAACCTTTATTTATAGTTAAAATACTTATGAAATTGCGTAGTTTGGAGGTTTAAATGTCTTTTATACCACCACCAGAAGTAATTTGTGTTGGGATAGCGGTTGATACTGTAAATAACAATAACCGTTCTACGTTGGAGTCTTTAATTACTAAACTAAATAATATTTTGGACTATCGAAATAATGGTATTTATTTGAAAGGTTCAGCCAAAGATGTCATTGTAAAGACGTATATTGCCTACAATAAAAACACAGTCAAAACAATTTCCACAATGCTCCAAGGCACAGATAACGAGCAGCCTTTATCTTTATTTGGTAGTGGAGGGGTGTATTCCTCTAAAGAAGTGCCTGTGAGTTTGCTTTTAGAACAAATATATGAGTTTGCTGACAATTGCGGTGCTACAAAAGTATTAGTTTTGAGATGGGATAGTAGGCCGTCTACAGCGAAGTTAGCTAATTATACAATTTGGGAGGATGTTAAGTAATGGCTAGGCGTTGGTCTTGTGGATTTGAACTCCAATCCGTAACAGCGGGTGTAGAATTTGATGCAGTAAATGGATCTCCGACTATAGAAAATACTATTGTACGAAGTGGGGCTGCTTCACTAAAAGTTGATGTAAGTTCTTCCACAGCTAGTATAGAACATTCTTATCAATCTTCGGATAACGATGAGAATTTTGCACGTATTTACGTTCGGTTTGCTTCTTTTCCTTCATCCCTAACTACTATTGCTCGGTTCCTTGATAACGCTGAAGCAAGTGGTACAGCGATTATGGTTAATTCCAACGGCACGTTGGAGCTTTGGAATGGAACTACCGCACAAATAGGTTCGGATTCTGGTGTCCTTTCTACAAATACTTGGTATCGAATTGAATGGTCCCATGAAGCTGGTCATGCCAGGGCTGGCTATGCTGTGGGTGGTAACAACTCAACCGACATTTTTGCCGAGTCGGACGTCTCCCATGCAGATGGGGATAATATGCGACGGTTAGAGGTAGGTGTTATTGATTCGGCAACTTGTGAGGTGTATTTTGACGATGTTGCGGTAAATGATGCTGTTGCTAGCGCTACCCAACAAATGTATTTCCCAGGCGAGGGAAAAATTGTTCATATGCACCCAGATTCAGCAGGGACAGAGCAAGATCAAGCATCTGGGACGTGGGACGACATAGAGGAAGTACCTCCTAGCGATGTTGATTATATTGTACTGGATGATAATAATGATGATGTGTACTTCAATTGTGAGTCGTCTTCTAGTGCTGGGATAAGTTCTGGCGATCCCATAACTTTAGTTTCTGTTGGTGCAAGGGTACGTGGAGCTACGGATAGCAACTGTTCTTATAGATCCAGGATATATATAGATGGAGATGTGGAGGAGGCTACAACCAAAGATATAGGAAGTACAACTTGGTCGACACACGATGATACTGCTCATTCACAACAATACAGTTTAACTACCTATAAAAAACCACTTGTTGGGGGTTTGTGGACAACCTCTGATCTAGACTCAATGGAGATTGGTGTAAGAAGTCCTGATGCTGATCCTGATGTTTGGGTTTCTAACATTTGGGCCTTGGTTGAGTACAGAACTCAAGGAAGTGGTGATACAACAACATATACCTTTTCAGGTATAACCACTCCTAGCGGTACTCATGTCGCTAGAGAATTTATGGTGGATGTGAAAGATCCAACTGATCCTCCACCTATGACAGGAGATCCAATTTTAGGAAAAGAATTAACTACACTGACCGACGACGGCGAGACTACAGGTACCCCCGCTTTAAGAACGGGCATAAATGATTGGAACGACCCCGAAGATAACGAAGCATCAGATGCACAATATGCACTTATTGACGCAGACGATGCAAATGAATGGACCCTGCCAGACTACGGTTTTGGAGATAATACAGTGTTTTGGGCCAGGTTTGCTATAAGTGAAACTCCAGCTGATATAAATCAGATCTATATAAAAGTAAGGGGGAAGCAAGCAGCTTCAACTGACTTTGCTTGGTTAGGTATCTGGGATTCGACTAATGGAATGTGGATTGCCACTTTCCGTATTAGAAGGACAGCAGCACAGAATTACGAAGGTAATTTATTAGAGAACCTTACAAATTTTATTGATGGTAGTGGTTATCTATATATTTGTTTATTTAATGAAGATGATAGCGATGCTTTAATTATTAATTATGTTGAGGTAAAGATTATAGCTGAGGCTGGTGAACAACCAACTGCAATAAGGTATGTTTGGCCTGGTGGTTACAACAGAAGTTGACAATAATTAAGTTTTAATGATACTATATCAATAGCAAGCTAATAAGGCTTGCCGTAACTGACGAGATATAGAAGGTCAGCAAGTAGCTGGCCTATTTTATTTGGCCAACTAACAACAACTTCTATCAATGATAGAACATCTTGAAAGGTGGTGAATAAGAATGGCTGAAACAGAGTTCTTCGGTGACGAAGATAAAGAAAAAGAAGAACCAAAAACAGACACCGAACAAACGGAAGAGCCAGGTAAGATAAAGGTCGGCGATCAAGAGTTCACGCAAGATGAACTTTCAAAACTAGTAGGTTTAGGTAAAGTAGCTGTAGAAGCTGAGGAGAAGTATAATCGTCCAATTTCACGATTTTGGCCTGAATATACTAAATCTCAGCAAAAAGTTACTGAGTTGGAAGAGGAGTTAAGAAAGTCTAAGGCTACTCAGGTAGCTCCTCAGACTCCTGAAACTCAGCTCTCGGAGGAACAAATACAGGCGAAGGCTATAGAACAAGCTGAGAAACTAGGTCTGGTACATAAAGGTAACGTACAACAGTTTGTATCGGAAGTAGTTGAGGGTTACAGATTATTAGATTCGGTAAACGATGTAATAGATGAGGCAAAAGATGCAGGTAAACCTAAAGTTAGTGAACAAGAAATGCTTGACTATATGCGGGAAACTGGTATTAAAAACCCTAAGATTGCTTACGAAATTAAATTCAAAGATGCGTTGGTAAAATGGGGTGAAAGACAACTACAGAAAGTAAGACCAGACGCGATAACGACACAAGGAGCATCTACAGCAGGAGCTAAACAACCACCTCAACCATCCTCGCCAACGAAAGAGGATCTAGCGGAAAGAGTAAGAGAACATTTTAGTAAAGCACGAGGTAGTGAAACAACTTGAGAGGAGGTGAATGAAACATGGCAAACTTAATACTTAGTGGTTTTTCGTCAGCTTTGAAAGAGATATTGCTTCCTTATATAAGGGACAACTTTCCAAAGAAAACGATTCTTCTTGACCAAATGAAAAGAAATGCTGGAACTGATCTAATTAACGATGAGTTCGTTGCACCTCTTTACACTTCCCGACACGGTGGTGTGGCCAACCTAGCGGATGATAACAATAACATTATCCAATCTGGTGGTCGAAATACCTCTCGCGGAACTGTTGGTGTCAAGATTGTATCTGGAGCTTTGGACATCTCTAAATTAGCTATTGACGCTTCCAAAAACACTCTAGCCGTAGAAAATGCTCTAACAGCTCAAGCTAAGACTTTAGCGGGTGACTTTGCTCGCCAAGTCAATCGTCAGCTTTACAGCGATGGCGTAGGTGTTGTATCGATGGTTCGAGCTACAGGTGGATCAGTTGGAACTGGAACTATTGCTGTTGAAGCAATTAGTGCCAGTATCGATGATGGTCGACACACCGATAGTTACGGTACTGTAAACGCAGACATCAGTCCAGTTAAATATCTTGCAGTAGATCAAATTATAGGTGTAGGTACAGCAGGTGCAGCAGATGGAACTATTACTTCGACTACAGGAACATCAGTTGTTTCTGGAGCACCGACAGCAATTGTTACCGCAGCTAACGACTCTATCTATATCCAAGATGGTTCGGGAGAAGGTGCAGGTACTTCTGAAATTCAAGGTATCCGAGCAGCTTTGTCCTCATCCACAGGAACAAGCACTTATGCAGGTGTTGCAAGAAACGTGACTGGTTGGACACCAAACTTTGGTTCTGTGTCGGAAGCCTTGACGATGTCAAGACTAGAAGACTCATATCTAAGTGCTAAGGAAACTGCGGAACTTGACGACAAATATATTATCTTGGTCAACAAGACTCTCTATAAAAAATATGGAGACATCTTGACTTCGATGAGAAGAACAGTCAACTCAGCAGATTTACTTGGTGGCTGGACAGGACTTGAATTTGCCGCAGGTGCAGGAAATGTCGGGGTATTCCTTGACTACGATGTACCAGACGGTGACGCTTTAGTCATAGATATGGATACTTGGACAATTACACAAGTTTCTGATGTTGACTGGCTAGAAGACCCCAACGGTGGCGGTCTATTGAGAAAACAAAATTCGATACTATTCCAAGCTGTAATGGTTTGGTTTACAAACGCTTTTTGTTTGGCTCCAGCAGCTAATGGGCGTGAGACTCAAAAGACAGACTAGAAATGCTTTTGGTTGCGGTTGTGCATTAGTCTCGAAAACAATCGCAGCATGGAAGGATAGGCAAATGTAGGGTTCGATTCCCTACCCTTTCTTCATTATGCTAAAGAAAAAGAAGGCGGATAGAATACACCCGATGGATTACAAGTTTGTTCCTGCTGACCCTGACCCAGACTTTGATCCAGCACACAATAGAAGGGTGATTAGAAAATCTATCAGGGATACCGAAGCTAATATGCGTAGAAAAGGCAGGGAACACAATCAGGCGTATAGAGAACGTGCTGAAGCTACTTCTAGGTACTTAAAGAACTTACAGCAGGGCAGAGGTGCTAGTAAAATTGACAAATACTTTAGCAGGAAACATTTAGCTTATCTTAAAGGTAAAGAAGTAAAAGAACGTATCTTGGATGAACTAAGAATTATTGGAAGTGACGGTAAAGTTATAAGACAAAAAGGACAAGCTTGATGTGGGTAGAAAGAATAGAAACGCTAAAAGGGTATTTGATACCAACCAAAGTTTTACCAGAGTGTGTAGGGAAGTTGGTATCTCACCGAAACAGAGAATTATAATGATTAGGTATTTTAAACATATGAAAGGTGGTGGTAAATAATGTCGGGTTTTAAACGATCGCAGCCAGGTCTGCGGTTCTCAGGAGAAAAAATTACGCCTGACGAGATTGACAGGTACGAACAGTATTGCATTATAAGTCCAACAGACAGTGCTACTTGGGTTGGAACTTGTGCCGTTGCTGGTACTGCAGCAGAAGGTGCGTTGGTTTTAATCAATGCTCAACTGGATTACCCAAGAAATGTTGAGTGTGTCATGTTAGGAACTGGTGCTGGTATGGATGGCACTATGACTATTGATGGTAAAAACCAATTTGGTGTAGCAATTACTGAAGATCTTGCTATTGCTAATGCAGAGAATGGTGGTACTACAGTAGGTACTAAAGTTTTTGCCAATGTTACCACTGGTACTTTTGCATTTGGAACAGCCGTTGGAAATGGTACTGTTTCACTTGGCGTAGGAACCACTGGAACTACCTGTATCTTCGGTTTACCAACCAAAATAGCTGGGACTTCTGATCTAAAAGCACTTACTATGGCGTTATCAGATGTATCTACTACAGTTGGTGGTGGTACTATCGGTGCTTATGCCGATGCAACCAACCACGCTATTAAAGCGGTAGACGATCTCGTAGGTACTACTACTTATGTAGTTCTATATAAGCCAACTCATGATGCGGATGCCGAAGCCAATATGGCTGGTCTCTAGCACTTAGTTGACAAGAGTGGTAAAAGCGGTTAAACTCTTTAATTGGGAGGTTGGGATTCCCGCCTCCCGTTAGAGGGAATCCATTATGTCAGAACCGCTCCAAGGCATCTTTTGGACAGGTGATGTTGACAATCATTACATAGGCCATCAATTCGAGGAAATATTCAAATCACGTATCTACGCCCCTTATTTAGAATCCACAAAAGACGCTATTGTCTTTGATGTGGGGGCTAACGTAGGGGTGTTCTCATTGTACGCCTCTAAATACGCCAAGCACGTTTATGCTTTTGAACCAGCCCTAGAACACTTTGATACTCTTAATAGAATGGTCGCCTTCAACCACTTAGATAATGTAACTCCCATTAAGAAGGCTATTTATATAAATGACGGTGTTTTACCTTTCTACCATAATAAGAATCGTACAATGTACTCACTCCACATGGGGGTTGAAGATGGATCTCAACCAAAAGAGCACGTGGAGACAGTAAGACTAGATACTTTTATGAAGGAGCAGAAGATAGATCACGTTAATATGTTGAAACTAGATATAGAAGGTAGTGAGTTTGAGATACTAGGAAGTGAGAGTTTCCGTAAGGTTGCTCCAAAGATTGATGTAGTTATTGGCGAAACGCACCAGTGGGCTAATAGACATCCTCATCAGATAGTGGAGGCTTTAAAAAACAACGGGTTTAAGTTTGAACCCATACAAGGGGATGCCCAACTATTTGTAGGTAAACGTATATGATGAAAGGCACTGTTCAAACTAAAACTTTAAATAACAATAAGGTAACAGCGTTCTGGTTTCCTATCGCAGAAAAAGAGTTTCAACTACAAATTAATGAGATCTTTGGTGAGGAGCTATATAAGTTAGGAAAAAGAAAAAAGGGAGGGGTTTATTTAGACATAGGTGCCTGTCTTGGTTTAGCGTCAATATACTTTAGGGATTGGGCTAAGATGATTTATGCAGTGGAGCCATCCACTGAATGTTACAAGGCTCTATTTAACAACACTAAAGAAATTACAAACATACAAACCTTTAACTGTGCTATGGCTGATAAAAATGCCCGTTTAAAACTCTGTAGTATCAATTCTAAGAGCGTTCCACAGACTTTTTACCCAGGTAATAAAAGCGTTGTTGGTAGCGAAATAGTACCCTGTAAAACTATGGATGTATTCTTTAAGGAAAACAAGATAAACCACATTGATGTTATGAAACTTGATGTGGAAGGTAGCGAATATTCCTTACTAGCGAGCCCTGGTTTTGCTAAGGTAGCCGATAAGATAGACTTTATTATTGGTGAGTCACACTTTACTAATGATGGTGCGGCTCCTTTATTTATCCCTGAAATATTAAAAGAGTATGGGTTTAAAACTAAGTTCTTGAAAGAAAAGAACTTCATTAGGCATTTAGGTATGACCTTTGGAAAAGTAGACAAAATCTATTCCGTTAATGTTAGAACAATGTTTTATGCAGAAAGGAAATAATGCGTGACTTTTTTAAAACATTACCCCAGACAGATAAGTTAACAGGGGTTGAGGTTGGGGTGTACCGAGGCGACAACGCTTTATTGATACTAAAAGGGCTACCCTATTTGGAGAAACTTTATCTAGTAGATCCTTATACTGATTACAGAGATGCAGAAAGTTACGTAGCAATGAGTGAGATGGAGTTTAGTGAGAAAGAAGCTAAAGAGAAATTGAAGGCTTTTGAACAAAAGATCACTTGGATTAAGAAACCTTCTGTGGAAGCCTCCGCAGATTTTGATAACAGTAGTTTAGACTTTGTGTATATAGACGGAAACCACCAAACTGATTACGTTAAAGAGGATATAAAAGCTTGGATGGATAAACTAAAAGACGATGGTGGGATGGGTGGTCACGATTACACTTATAAGTTTGTTAAACAGGCTGTAGATGACATGGCAGAATTTTATGACTATGGTCTAGCCCACAAGAAAGGCGATTGGTGGTTTGTATGAGTAAACTAATCCCGTTGCCAGGATACATATTAATAGAACCAATAGAAGAAGAGGATACTACAGTGTCAGGGTTGGTGTTACCAGAGTCAGCTAAAGAGAAGCCAGCTAAGGGTAAGGTGCTGGCTGTCGAAGCAGAAATAGGAAATGAAGATGATAAATATAGGGATGCACAGGTAAAAGAAGGGCAAGTAGTAGTGTTCAAAAAGTGGGGAGGGCAAGACGTAGAGGATCAAGGTAAGGAATTAAAGCTTGTAAAATTCGATGAAGTAATGGGGGTATATGAAGAAAAAAAAGAGTAGGCTAGAAAAAGGTATAGCATGGTTAATTGAGTTTACCTGTGAACATAGGATTATTCTTTCGGATAAAGAAGTTAGAGAATTCATTTCCTTATTAGGTAAAAATTATGACGAAGTTTCTTAAAGACATAAAGTTTGACACTCAAGCTAGAGAAAGTCTACTTAAAGGTATGAACGTAGTTGCTGATGCTGTAGGTTCTACGCTAGGTCCAAGAGGACGTAACGTGGCTGTAGACCAGTATCAGGAAGTAGATGTACCACCTACTGTACTGCATGATGGCGTATCAGTAGCCCGTTCCATTAACTTACCAGATAACTTCGAGGATATGGGAGCTAGGCTTCTAAAAGATGCAGCTCTCCAGACTAATGAGAAGGCAGGGGATGGTACTACCACCGCTACTATACTAGCCCAGGCTATTGTTAAAGAAGCTGTTAAGAACATAGAAGCTGGTAGTAATCCTATGGTGTTGAAGGCTGAGATAGAAGAAGCTACCAAGTGTGTGTTAGCAGAACTAAAACGATTGAGTAAGAAGATAGCTTCTGATACCGAGATAGAACAAGTTGCTACAATCTCTGCTGCTGATCCAAACATAGGTAATCTTGTTTCTCAAGCACTACGGAAGGTAGGTAAAGATGGTGTGATTACAGTTGAAGAAGGTAAGACTATGGAGACTGAAGTAGAGTATAAACAGGGGATGGAGATTAACCAAGGTTACTTATCTCCTTACTTTGTAAGCGAACACGAAAAGGAAGCAGCAATTATAGACGATCCATATATTTTACTAACAGACAAAAAACTAAACTACGGGTATGTGCTACAGCCTTTCTTAGAGAACTTCCTAAAGACTGGTCATAAAAACTTAGTGGTATTTGCAGGGGACTTAATTGAGGAAGGTATGCAAATGCTAGTTGTTAATAAGTTGCGTGGCGTTCTCAACGTGGTAGCCGTTCAAGCACCCGCCTTCGGAGATCGAAGGATTGACGAACTTGAAGACTTGGCCACCCTTGTAGGAGGCCACGCTATCTTAGAAGACTCTGGAACAGAATTAAAGTCTGTAAATATTACAGAGCTTGGTAAAGCTGACAAAGTAGTTGTTACTAAGGAATCTACAGTTATTCTTAATGGTCATGGGAATAAGAAACATATAACTAGAAGAGTTGATGAACTGCGTGAACAAATAAAAATATCTACCAATGACTATGATAGACAAGTCAAAGAAGAACGTCTTGCTAAGTTAGCGGGAAGTGTTGCTATCATCCATGTGGGTGCCGCAACAGAAGTTGAGCTAAAAGAAAAGAAAGAAAGAGTCATTGATGCCGTTGCTGCGACCAAAGCAGCAGTTGAGGAAGGGATTATAGCAGGTGGGGAGGTAACGCTGCTCTACATGGCTCTCAGAGGCTTGGAAGGTGCATTTGAGGCTACGGGTGGTAAGATACTTAGGGAAGCTTTGAAGGCACCGTTTAAGCAGCTAACCAGTAATGCGGGGTTTGACTACGCTGAAGTCTTACAGAAACTGTCTGGTAAAGAATATCCTATGGGAATAGACGTATTGGATGGGGAAATTAAAGATATGATTAAGTCTGGGATTATAGATCCTGTTAAAGTCACTAGGAGTGCTTTAGAGAACGCTGTTTCTGTGGCAGTGATGGCTTGTACTACTAATACATTAATAGTTGATTTACCGAAAGAAAAGGAATGAAGCGAGCTTTCTATACAATAGCTGATAAGAACGTCCAGAAAGAACTGACAATGATGAAGAACTCATTGGGTAAGTTCCATCCGAATGAAGAACTTGTTGTGTTTGCGGACCAAGATATTCAAGCAACTAGAGATCCCCAGTTCTTTTACCGATCCACTCCTTACGTTGCTGACTTTCTGTTTAATAAAGGATATGATCAGCTCTGTAAGTTAGATGCAGACCAGATTATTGCAGGGGATCTGTCAGATATATGGGAAGGTGACTACGATGTAGCGGTAGTTAATAATTCTAACCCCAGAGAATACAAAGCATATCCTTATACTATCTGGAACTTACATCCTCTTTCGTATATTAACAACGGGTTAGTTGTGTTAAAGAACAAAAGCTTTGCTGCTCATTGGAAGAAGCTGTGTTACTCGTCCCACTTCGACTCTTATCAGATGAAGGAACAGGATTTACTTAACATCATGTGTTTTTACGGAGACTACAAAGTTAAGTTTCTTGATTCAGGTGATAGTTTTTACGGACTTGCAAGTAAAGGCTACTGGCCCGAAATTATACTAAAAAACAAAAAGGAACTGGTGTTACCAGCTAACCAAGAATGGAATAAGGTTGATAAGACAATCAAAGTTATACATTGGGCTGGTGGTCATAACTCGCCAGATAAGATGAACTACAAGATTAGATTTAAACCAGAGGTAATTGAAAGGCTAGATGAGTTGGTCAAATGAGGGTTTTACCAAGAGATAAAAAAGGAAGATTTATTAAAGGTTACCGATACTCTGTAGGAACTGAGTTTAAGTATAAAAACGGTAGTGGTTATAGGCATGTGGTGATTGCAGAACATGCTGTGTGTGATTGGTGTAACACAAGTGGTTATTTAGAAGTTGACCATATAGACAATAATCATTGTAACAATAATCTAAATAATCTCAGGGTTTTATGTCATCCTTGTCATACAAACAAACATAGAAAAACTACTTGGGACAAAAGAGGAAATGATAGTTGTTTAAAATGTGGAAGGAACGATAGGGAACCAGAAGCGAGAGGGTTATGTCACAACTGTTATCAGTATTTATGGCGTAGAAAGGAGTTACCTTGCGTGTACTCGTGACTGGAGGAACAGGATTTCTAGGAACTAACTTTTATCAGTATCTAAGGCGTAAAGAGCCTAATATTGATGTTACTTTGTTTTCAAGAAGAACTGGAGGAAATGTAAGGAACTACGAGCAGGTGAAGCAAGCTGTGTCTGTTAGTGATTTAGTAGTTCACATGGCAGCTCAAACTCACGTAGATTTTTCCCTGCACGATGATCTAGAAGACCAAAGTAACTTCATTAGCACCAATGTTAATGGCACTTTAAATGTAATACACGCTTGCAGAAGATACTATGTGAAGATGATTCATATAAGTACTTCTGAAGTTTATGGAACTAACCAAAGACCAGGTAGTTTTATGAACGAGGATCATCCAATACAAGCTCAGGCTGGTATTTATGCCACTACTAAGGCTTGTGCAGACCTAACTTGTAGGATGACAACAATGACTACTGGTGCTGATATAGTTATCTTGAGGCCATTTAACTTCTGGGGACCGTATCAGAGCGTGGAGAAACTAATACCTAGATTTATTAGTCAAGCTTTAGCTGGTAAACCTTTAACTATTTATGGGGATGGGAAGCAAAAGAGGGATTATGTTTACATAGAAGATGTAGCTAAAGCTGTATGGTTAGCTAAGGATCTTCCTAGCGGTACTATATGTAACATAGCTACCAGTAAGAACTATACTGTCAATGAGATAGCTAATATGATAAGTACAGATAAAGTGTACGTAGAAGCAAGACCAGGAGAAGTAACGGAGTTGCTTGGTGGTTTTGTTAAGTTCCATCTTTTAACTGGATGGGAACCAAAAACTGAATTAAATAAAACTAGCATGAAAAAGCTGTTTGACTGGTATGCAGTTAATAAGTTTATACAACAACCAAAATTATGAACAAACGTAGAGACTTAAAAATACTTTTAAATTCTAATGCTCCTTGGTCAATGAGTGGTTATGGAGTAGCTACTAGGGATTTACTGCGAAGATGGCACAAGGATGGTTGGCCTGTTGCTTGTAGTGCTTTCTTTGGTTTACAAGGAAACCCGCTTGAGTGGGAAGGTATTAAATGCTTTCCAAAGATAGGTGACGATTGGGGAGGAGATGCGATGGTAGAGCATGGTAGAACATGGGGTGCTAATGTTGTAATGAGTTTCCAAGATATATGGGTGCTTAACCCTCATTTTCTTAAACAAATTAAGGTTTGGATTCCTTATGTTCCTATAGATAAAGATCCTGCCCCCGAAGGTGTAATTGATAAGCTAAGATACGCGTATAAAATTATTACCTTTTCTAAGTTTGGACAACGGGAATTAGAAAAGAAGGGTTTTGCTTCTACCATGATACATGAAGGTACTGACGTAAATATATTTAAAGCTGAAGATAAAGTTAAAGCCAGAAAAGATATGACCCTTCCTCAAGATGCGTTTGTATTTGGAATGATAGCTGCTAACAAAGAGAATCCCCCACGTAAAGGGTTCCAAGAGGCTATTGAAGCGTTTAAGATGTTCTCCGACAAGCACCCAGAGGCAGTTATCTTTTTCCATATTCAACAAACCAGCCCGCAGGGTTTTCCTATTAAGCACTTCCTCAAACACCTGGGAATTGAAAAGAAAGCTTACTTTGTAGAAGGTTATCAAGCAACTCATAATTCTGGATCTGAGGTTATGCGTACAGAGTATAGTGCATTTGATGTGACACTTCACCCTTCACAAACAGAAGGATTTGGGTTATGTATAGTAGAGTCTCAAGCTTGCGGTACTCCTACCCTAGTTCAAAGGTGTCAGAGTATGCCTGAGCTTGTAATAGACGGAGTGACTGGTGGTATAGCTGAAACTGCTACAGTAGGTACGCAACTGACGGTTCTTACGTTCATGTTGCTGACGTGAAGTCTGTTTACGATCAAATGGAAACACTGTACCGTCTTCAGAAAAAAAATACAAAAAAGGTAGCTAAAGACTGTAGGGATAATATCTTGACCAACTTCGATATGGATGTTATAGTTAAGGAACGGTGGATACCTTTGTTCACTGAGTTGCAGGCAGAATTAATACCAAAAGAATGAGCACACAATAGGGGTGCCGAAGAGAACAAGCTAGAAGGCTCTCAACCAGAGAGCTTCTTTTAGTTTGGAGGTGATATAAATGTCAGATAAACAACATAATATGGTAACGAGAAGAGGTACTATTACCGTAGTGGGTGCTGATGATGCTACTTTAGCAGGAACTTCTACCCAAGTAATAAATGGGTTAGGCAGGTGGATTGACTTTACAACAGCCAATATGGAAGGTTCTGACTCTACTGATATATCAATCGTTGATGAATTTGGTGGCACTGTATATGCCTCTGGAACCAAGGCTGAAAGTACAACATTTTCTCTTGGTAGTGTATTTCCTTTATATGGGACGGTTACTATAGTGGCAACGGCAGAAGGTACACAGTCAGCAAGTAGAACGATTCCTTTTGGAATAATATATGAAGAATAATGGCTACAACATACCCTGCTACAAAACAGACCTTCAGTGATCCTGCTGGAACTAATACTCAGGATTCACCAGATCACGCAGGTTTGCATACAAATATAAATGATACAGTTGAGGAACTGCAAGATACTGTTGGTACTACTGGTGGTACTAATGTATTAAAATCCTTTGTAGCGGGAGATATTCCCGTCAGATCTGATACATCTAATGTGCTTCAAACAAATGTATCTGGAACTATGGATGTGTTAGCAGGTACTTTTGATAATGGTGTTTTTGGTACTCCAGCAATTACATCAGGTACGGTGGATAACGTAGTGGTAGGAACACCAGCTATAGTAGGAGGTACTTACGATGATGCTGTACTTGGAACTCCTGCTATAACTGGAGGAACTATAGATAATGCAGTTATAGGTACGTCAGCCATAACAGGTGGTACGATTATTTTGGATAACAATGTTGCTTATCAAGCTAGAGATTCTGGTGATGGTAATGATGTTGATTTAATTAATCTTAATGGTAGCGATCAGACAGTAATAGGCAGTGCTGGTGTTAGAGCTACAAGGTATGTACCATTAACTAATTATGTAGAAGTTACTCCTGGTACACTAAGCACCAGTTTTGCTGATATAGACTGCACTTCAGCTACTTCAGCTAATACTTTTGCTATTAACTTTCTTCTGGTATACAACTCAGGAACGGCTGGTATGGATTTGGAAGTAAGACCAAATGGTGGTACTTCCTCAGGTCATCTGAGGGCAAGAATACAAATTGTCAATTTACCTATTATGGGCGGTGGGATATGTGGTTGTGATAGTAGTCAAATTATTGAGTATTTGGTAGATGACGCTACTGGTACTGCTAATCTTAGAGTAATAGGTTATCACGAATATGTTGATTAAATATGAATGTTGAAGATATAAAACCAACAAACAAAATAGATAAGTCAAAAGCAGTAGCTCAATCTACAACTACTACTTACAGTGACTCTGATACTACATATAGCAGCACCACGCAAACTTATGGTGGTTCGGATAGGGCACAGGATTTGGGACCAGTTATGCTTGATGTAGATGAGAATATATCTAAAAACCGTTTAGTAGCGAGTATTATACCTAAAGGTAGAACAGTTGAAGATATTAAACCGATTAATTTGGAGGTGATAGATTTATGATTGTAAAAACTAATAATCCGAGAACAGATAATGTTCCAAAGACATTTCTTACTCATACTGAAGCAGCAGCCGCAACAGATTTACGGTGGAAGAATGAAAGTGGTTTCCAAAAAGATTGGGCTATACAGCTAGGAGAAACAGGTGAAGAACAGACAGAAGTTAGGGTGCTTTCTTCAGATGCGGTTGCTGGTACAGCAGGAACTGTTACTGCGGGTATTTCGTATGAGCATCCTGCTGATACTCCAATATATGCCATCAAATATGATACGATTATATTTGAGAGAGCTACAGCAGGAACTACTGGTACAGCGACACCATTGACTGGTGGTACTGTAACTATTCAGGCAGACCAGAAGTTTACTCAGTTTGATGATACTAGCGGTGCAGCTACTTATGGATACAGAAGTAGGTTTGAAAATAGCTCAGGTAATATAGGTTCTAGTAGCCAAAGTGCTTGGATTACTTCTGCTGGTCTTACATTCTATACATTGGGTAAGATTAGGGATCGGGTAAAGGATAAACTGTGGGATGCTAGTTTCATTAAAGATGAAACACAGATAGATGACTGGATCAACGAGTGGAAAGACCAGATGATTAATGAAGTTGTTTCTGTAAACGAAGATTATTCTTTGGGTACAACAGAAGTTGGGTTTGGTACAGATGGTTTAGGAACGGTTACAACAACAGACTTCTCACAAGTTAGAAGAGTGTGGGTAACGTACAATGGTACAGATAGATACCGAAGCACTAAGCAGAATATAAATGACTTTCTACCAGATGAAACATTCTCAAGTACACATCCTTATCACTCATGGAGAGGGGATAGTATTCTGGATATTAAACCAGCCGATAATGGTGGTACAATAGAGTTAGTTTACTATCAGTTTGGTACTACTATGGTTAATGACACAGATGTACTTCCTCTGCCAATGAGGAGTTACACAGATTCCTTTGTGAACTACGGACTAGCACAGGCTCTCTTTAAGGATGGTAAGACAGCAGAATATGATAGAAAGATTGTAGAAGCTACTACATCTAAAAGAGATTTTGTTAGGAAGTTAGCTCCAAGAGATAAGTCTGGTGTTACTTACATTGATATAGTAGAACACACAAGTGGTGAAGGTGGTAGATTACCGTGAAGATAAACGTATATAACTTAGGATCATTAAATCTAAAAGTAAGTCCTATGCTCCATAGAGAAGGAGATCTTTTACGATCCGTAAATGTGGAGAGTTTTCCGTTTGGGGGAAAAAGAAAAAGACCTAGTTATATTACCTACTTAGGAACTCCTGACAACGATCAAGTGGATGACTTGTTTAACTTTACAAAAGAAAGTGGTACACAGTTTTGGAACTACCGTTTCTCAGGAGGAAGTTTATTTTACTCACAACAAGGTACTGGAGCATGGACTGTTTGTGGTAACGGCACGTTCACTGGAGGAACTATGCGTCACGCTGTTCTGGAAGATACTTTAATGATAACAGATGGAGCGGGTACTATTCACTTTACTACTGATGGTACACATCTCGTAAACAATGGTACGTATCTTTACAATGGGACTTCAGAAACACCAGCACCTGTAGCAGTAGATTTAGTAGAATACAACCAACGTATATTTGCTGCTGGTACTGCATCTGATTTATTCTGGAGTACTACAGGAACTCCTGCTGATTGGACAAGTGATTCTTCCTCTATATTGATTCCTGGAGCTGGTAAATTACTTTCTACTTTTGTGTCCCAAGATAGATTAATTGCTACAAAAAATTCAGGTAAGATGTTTCGTTATGATACTTTTAACTTAGTTGATTTGTCTACAAACTTAGGCCCAACCTCTTTGTCTTCCATAGCAAACATTGAAGGAAACAGACTTTACTTAAATAGGTTAGGTTTTTTTAGTTACGGAGGAGACAAACCACAGATTTTAAGTAATGCAATAGAAAGACAAATATACAACGATAAGGGAGAAGGGGTAGCGGGAACTACTTTTGATAACGCTCCTGGTGTAGCTCATCAATATAGTTATTACTGCACAATTGGAACTGTTACCGATGACCTTACTGACGAAACTGTATCTGATGCTGTAGCTGTATATGATTATCAAGATAATGAGTGGGGTAATTATAAGTTTGCTAACAAACCAACGGCTTGGCTTTCTTTCAAAGATGAAAATAGCGATCAGCAACTTATTTTTGGGTCGGATGATGGACAATGTTACCAGATAGCAGGAACTGCTCTTAATGATAATACAGCGACAGTAGATGCTGTTGTGGAAGGTGTGATTCATTTAGGAACTCCAGAGAGTGATAAGAGATGGAAGTATCTTTGGGCTTCCTTTAACCCAGGTTGTCAAGCCAAGATGCAGGTAGCTATAGGAGATACATATACTAAAGGTAAAAAGAAGTGGATAGATATTGGAGATTGTAGTGACGGGGTATGTGAGTTTAGATTTCCAGAAAGAAGCAGAGGCAAATTATTATTCTGGAAAGTGTATGAAGCTAGTAGGAATACACGGTTTAACTTTTATGGTTTTAGTGTAGAAGCTGATGTAATAGACAGGACGTAGCATGGCTAAAGATTACTCGGAGTATGGTTTAAATAATTTATATCAGGGTGAAAATAGCTTAGGTGCTGGTGATAGTAGGTTTACAAACTCTATGGACTTTGATTCTAATTATGAAGGGGTGGGTGCTTCTCGTTTATCATCAGGTTCTTTCCGTACTAACATAGATATAGGCGATCCAAAGTCTAATGCTTTTATTCGTTTAGATGCCAAGAATAATAGAATAGTTATCAATGATGGAACAGATGATAGGATATATATTGGGAACTTATCGTAATGCCTACTGGAATAAAAGTATCGCAAGCTGGTCATGGTGTAGGTACAGCCACAGATGACCTTTTAATAGTTAATGACGAATACCCAATCTTCAAAGTTAAGGAAGAGGGAGATGGTACTCTTACCTTACCTCTAGGAGATTTAACTGCAAGTGAAACAATCACCCATAATTTAGGACATAAATCAGCGGTTTTAATATATACGCAGTTAGCAGAAGGTAGTTCGGAACGTCATCAAGTTAGTGGACGTACTCCTTTTGTTGCTACGGGTGATGAAATAAGTATGGAATGTGAAATCCAAACTAACACTTTTGTTGTAACTGCTAACGCTGGTGGTACTGACTCATCTGACAGAGATTATATATTTCATTATTATGTAACCCATGAGGAGTTGTAATGGCTTTTGGGATTAAAGTGTCCAAACCTAGTGTAAATGTAGGAACCGTTACAGATTCTAAGAATCTTGTATTTGATTCTACTTTGAACCAATTGAAGATAAAAGAAGTTGTTACTGATGACTTTACAAAGAGCGGTAATCCCGCAGAAACTTTTAATGTAGCTCACAATGCTGGTTATATTCCTGGTTACTTAGCTTTTATTAAAGTGTCTAGTAGATGGTATGGTAACGTAGGTGAAGACCCTACTTCTGCTTTACAGTGGGAAATAAAAGCTGATGCTAGTAACATTATTGTCACCGCAGTTAATGGTGACACTACTGCTTTTACCTGCAAAGCATTTATTTTAGTAGATGAGGGTACAGATTCAGTTGCTAGTGACCAGAGCACTGATGCCTTTGGAGTTAAAGTATCTGATGTAGGGGAAGATGTAGCTACTGCTGACGACCAGGGTTTAAGTTTATCTACCTTGTTTGAAACCTTGCAAGTAATTGAAGTTAAATCAATAAACAACACAAGTAGTCTTGGGGAAGTAACAAGTGCTCATACGTTATCTTACACACCTGCTTGGGTAGCTTCTGCCGTTGATAATAACGACAGTGGTAAGACCATACTTGTCCCTTACTTGTTAGTAGGTAATAGAGAAATGATGGTGTGGTCAGACGGTAATGACATAGGATGCAGGACTGAATCAATAGATGCTACAGAGGATATTACATACAAAGTAGCTATGCTGACAGCGAAGCTTGAATAATTGACAAAATAAACAAAAAGGATTACTATTTAACTAGCGGAATCATATAGCCGCCATATAGTGTGAGCTTAGAAGGCACTAAGAGGCGGTTATTTTTTATGGCAGAAGCAATACCAGCAGTACCACAATTTAAACCACTATTTGCAGCCCAACAGGCTTTAACAGCTCCCACTTTACAAAAGCAAGTATCCGCATTTGAACAAGGTATTCCCCTTGCCAAACAACGTACTGAATTTGAAACTAAAAGACTTGAAGGTGAGAAACAAACTACGGAGGATAGATTTAGTTCCATAATGGAACGGTTAAAGGGTAGAGAGCAAGAAGAAATAGGTAGAACTCAACAAGTTCAGTCGAGAGAGTTTGGTAGACGTGGTATTCCTTTAAGTTCTGGTGTGTTTGAACAAACACTAGAAGAAAAAACTTCTCCTATTTCTAGATTTTATGGTGTTGAACAAGCAGAAGCAGGGTATCAAAAAGAAGCTGCCCTAAGAGATATAAGTAATCAAATAGGAAGATTATCTTTAGATGAACAACAGGCTGTAATGCAGATAGCTCAACAAGTAGCAACAGCTAGAGGACAGCATGTTAGAGATGCAGTTGGTACTGCGTTACAACTTTACAACACCAGATCAGATATACGTCAACAGGCTTTAAATAGGGCTGCTCAAGAAAGACTAGCTGCACAAAAGCAGCAACATGATATAGACCTACAGAAATTTATAGATCAGTTAGCTAGAAACAGAGCCGCAGTGACTGGTGGTGGTGCTGCCGCTACTACGGGAGATCCTAGTGGTTTAAGAGCTGACGCGGCTACAATAATTGCCAATTCTAAAAGTTTTGCTGATGCTGTTAATAAAGCCAAACAGATTAAAGACGCAAACCAAAGAAGTAGAGTACTGAAAGTTATTGAACAGACGTATCCAGTTAAGCAATCTGGAACTGCTCCACGTTCAACGGGTGGTGGTTTGATGCCAGAATTTGATTTAGGAGCACAAAGTGGTGTTAGAAGTGTATTTGATTTCATAGGAAGTCTTGGAGGAAGAAGATAACTATGGCTTTAAGTAGAAAAGAACTAGAGAAGATACTAGGTAAGAAATTTAAAACAGGGTCTGTCTCACAAGCTCAAGATCCCATGCTTGAGTTATTAACTCAACAACAAGCTAAGAAACAAGAACAACCATTCTTTGAGAAGTTCAACATACT